GGTCGCCAGTAAAAGCGGGGTCATAACCTAACCACACTTCACGATTGCCGAATGGGCGTTGATAAAATGGCTTGTAATCGTGCCATTCTTCCAAACTATCCACTTGGCAAAGTTGTAAATCGGAAAACTTAAAAGCAGAACTGTTATCATCGGCAAATTGACACAAAAACAATTGTTCAAATTCTTCTTTGCTGTTTTCTGCGATTAGGTCGTCAATGTTGAATAGATTGCACCCGCCTTCCATTGCATCATAAATACTCACAATCTGTTTCCATTGTCGGTCAGCACAAAGTTTTCCGCTTTTTAAATTCTCATGCGAAATGTCAATTTCAACTTTGTCCGCCTTGGCCCGATTTTTATTAAATGCCTTGCCTGAAAAGAACGCATAAGCAGGATGTGCAATCGTGGTCGGCGTTGAAAAATAGGTTTGGCGATACATCTTTTGAGCCGCCATACCCGATGCCACTTTTCGCATCACATCAAATTTAGGCACCCAAAACACTTCATCAAAATACAAATTGCCGTGGTAGGATTGAGCCGTAGCGGAGTTCGTGCCAAGGAAAATCAATTCTGCCCCATTTGGTAATTTGATAGTTTCACCTTTTAAATCCACATCTGCCGTTTGCTTGGCGTAATTCACAATGTACGAGCGAAACTGCAAAGCCTGTTTTTTACTGGCTGATAAGAAAATTTGATTGTGCCCCGTCGTCAAGGCGTCAATAAAGGCTTCGTGGGCAAAATAGTAAGTCGCCCCGATTTGTCGGCTTTTTAAAATATTTCTGATTCGGTGTTCTTTCGCCTTGTGCCAAATTCGCTGATAATTAAACATTCCATCAAGAAAGCCATTAATCAGCAATTCCTCTTGTTCCTGATCAATGGCATTGGGTTCGGTTTTCTTACGATCACCCTTGTTGCGGTTCGCCAGTTTCGGGTTTAAATCTACTTCGTTACCATCACCAAAAGAATACTTTTTCACTCTCGCCATTCTTTCCATTTGGCGACCGAGCAAATCAATTTCTTTGTAATCTGAACCGCTCTTTTCTTCTTTTGCAATGAGCAGATTCAATCTTGTCTCTAATGCCAATTCAACCCGACCGACAGGCGCAATATCGTCCCACTTTTCTCTGTCTTTCCAACTAGCAATCGTTGATGCAGGAATATCAAGCTGGCGAGATATTTCAGCGATTTTATAACCACTAAAATACATCTGCTGTGCTTTACGTTTGATTTCCGCCGTCACTTCGAGTGAAGGTTGACTAATAACTTGTTCGTCCATTCCTAATCCTTTCTATTTACAACCGCATAATAGAAAGGGGGCGAATGTTAGTCTTTCCGCTTGCTCTGTGAATCGGCATACAACAAAAGCAACTCATAGACCACCAAAATTAAACCTTTCAGAATAATGGCAATCTTTGAATCAAACCAAACAAAGGATAAGCAATGGCAAAAACTTCAAAATGGTTTGTAGTCGCAACGGAAGGGGCAACTACAGACGGTCGCACAATCAATCGCACTTGGATTGAACAAATGGCGGCAAATTATGACCCTAAAAAATACGGTGCACGCGTTAATCTTGAACACATTAAATGGCGTTATATGTGGAACGATGATCCGCACTCAAAATGCTATGGTGATGTGGTTGGTTTAAAAACGGAAGAAAATGCTGAAGGTAAATTGCAGTTACTGGCTCAAATCGACCCAACGGACGATTTAATCAAACTGAATAAAGACCGTCAAAAAATCTACACCTCTATTGAGTGCGATCCGAATTTTGCCGACACTGGCGAGGCTTACTTAGTTGGTTTGGCTGTAACGGACAATCCTGCAAGTCTTGGCACAGAAATGTTGGTATTTTCTGCCGGTGCAAGCGCAAATCCTCTCAACAACCGCAAAGAAAAAGCCGAAAACCTTTTCACTGCCGCAATTGAAACCGAATTAGAGTTTGAAGAAGTGAAAGAAAAAGGGCTGTCTGTCTTTGCCAAAATCCGCGCATTATTTGCCGACAAAGAAAAAACCGACGATGAACGCTTTGCCGACCAAACGCAAGCCATTGAGCTTTTAGCCGAGCAAATCAAAGAAACCTTGGAAAAATTAACCGCACTTTCTGACGATTTAGCAAAACAGCAAACTGAATTAACAGAAGTGAAAGCCACCAATGAAAGCATTCAAGCCAAATTCACCACGCTTGAAAAAGCACCGTCCGCCGACTTCGGCAAACGTCCAATCGTTGCCGGTGAAGGTAAATCCGAATTTTTAACCGATTGCTAAAGGAACAACCATGCGCAACGAAACTAAACAGAAATTTAATGCCTATGTGGCACGTGTCGCCGAATTAAACGGTGTAACAAGTAATGATGTGGCAGAAACATTTACCGTCACCCCAAGCGTAGAACAAAAACTGATTGAAAAAGTGATGTTAAGTTCGAACTTCTTACAATGGATTAATGTTGTTCGTGATCCATTAATGGAAGCGGAATTGGTCGGTCTTGAAGTGGCTTCCGCGATTGCAAGCACAACAGACACCAACACCAAAGAGCGCGAAACCAAAGACGTTTCCAAAATGACCGGTCGCAAATATAAATGCGAACAAGTCAATTTCGACACGCATATTCCATGGGCAAAACTCGACCAATGGGCGAAACACCCTGACTTCCAGAAAAAATTGGCGAATTTAACGCAAAAAACCATCGCCTTAAACCTCATTATGATGGGGCTAAACGGCACAAGTCGCAGTGAAACCTCCGATTTGTCTTCAAATCCGAAACTGCAAGACGTGAAAAAAGGTTGGCTACAACAATTACGTGACGATATGCCAACACATGTAATGAACGGTGCAAATACTGAGAACAAAATCAAAGTGGGTAAAGGTCAAGCCAAAAACCACGGCTATGAAAACATTGATGCCTTAGTGCTTGATGCCGTCAACACCTTAATTGATGAAGTTTACGCCGATGACACCGAATTGGTGGTTATCTGCGGTCGTGAAATCTTAAACGATAAATACTTCAACATCGTTAACACGGATTTAAAACCGACGGATGACCTTGCAAGCCAAGTGATCATCTCACAAAAACAAATTGGTGGTTTAAAAGCGATTCGCGTGCCGTTCTTCCCGAAAAACTCAATCCTGATTACCCGGTTGGATAACTTATCCATCTATATTCAGGAAGGTTCAATGCGTCGTTTCATTAAGAACAACCCGAAACGCAACCGCGTAGAAGATTACTTATCGCAAAACATCGACTACAAAGTCGAAGAATACGGTTGCGCGGCATTAATCGAAAACATCACGTTTGAAGATAAAGAATAATGGCTGAACGCCTTTCACCCGCACAAATTCATCTTCGTACCATTTCCGCTGCTGTGGCTCACGCAGCGGAAACCGAAGATCTAAGCGACTTTACGGAATACGAAAAAATGTGCCGTATTCTTGCGAGACATCGAAAGGATTTGAAAAACATCCAATCAACGGAACGCAAAGGCGCATTTAAAAAGCAAATTTTGCCTGACTATCTACCATGGATTGAAGGGACCTTGTCGGTCGGAAGTGGTAAACAAGATAATGTCTTGATGACATGGTGCGTGTGGGCGATTGACTGTGGCGAATATCATCTCGCCTTACAGATTGCCGATTATGCTGTATTTCATGATTTACGCTTGCCAGAGCCATTTACCCGAACACTTGGCACTTTGTTGGCAGAAGAATTTGCCGACCAAGCCAAAGCCGCACAAGCCGCCAATAAACCGTTCGAAGTGGCTTACTTAGAGCAAGTCCAACGCATCACCGCTGATTGCGACATGCCTGATGAAAGCCGTGCGCGATTATTGCGTGAATTGGGTTTGTTATTGGTTGATAAGCACCCTGAACAAGCACTGGCATATTTAGAACGTGCTTTGGGTTTAGATCAGAAAATTGGCGTGAAAGGCGATATTAAAAAATTACGTAAGCAATTAAACAAAGCCGATGAATAATCGGTTTTGGTAAAGAGCAAACCACGCAGCCGTCGGGCGGATTAAAAGTGCGGTCAAATTCTGACGGATTTATTGGCCGTGCTTAATTTAATCCTCACCCGACTTTTTTTATAAGGGTAAATCAATGAGCGACGGCGCAATATCAGTCAAACTTGCCCCCGATTATGAAATGGGCGAAGTACAGCAACAGTTAAATGATTACGATACCTTAGATGACATTATCAGTAATGACGGTTTCTTCCCCGATATGTCACTTGCTCAATTTCGTAATCAATACCGTGCAGACGGCACCATTACCACACAACGCTTACAAGATGCCTTAATTGAAGGAATGGCGAGCGTTAATGAAGAACTCTCCACGTTTAAAACACAAAGTAAACGCGACAGTTTAGAACAGATCACAGCCCCCTACCTCAATGGCGAAAGCGTGCTGATTTATCGTTATAAACGTGCGGTAAGTTGCTTGGCACTAGCAAACCTTTATGAACGCTATGCAAGCTATGACAGCACGAATGATGGCGAAAAGAAAATGGCACTACTCAAAGACAGCATTGATGAATTACGCCGTGATGCACGCTTTGCGATTAGCGACATATTGGGCAGAAAACGCGTCGATGCGGAGTTAATCTAATGCAAGTTTACGCACAACAAAATGACAATTTAGATGCCATCCTTTATCGCCATTTTGGACGAAGTGAAGGCTTACTCGAAATAACCTGCGAACTCAATCCGCATTTAATGGATAAACCCATTATTCCCATTGGCACCCCAGTCATATTGCCAGATGCTGATACAGAAAAAATCAGTGTAGCAAATGACACAATTCAACTTTGGAGCTGATATGCACGACACACCATCAAGAGCGTCTTACACATCAGGAATATTCGCCTTTTTGATTGGACGCATTGCCGATATGTTCTCAAATGTAAATTGGGCTGATGTCGCATCGGTTACAGGTATTGTGATTGGTGTCGCCACCTTTCTTGTGAATTGGTATTACAAGAAAAAAGATTTTGAATTAAAAGAAAAAGAACTCGAACAACGGATCCATCATCATGATTAAACGTTACGCCAAATACATCTGCGCCATATCCGCTGTTGTTGGACTGGTGATTGCCACTCATGGGAATGAAATTCGAACATCCGAAAAAGGCTTGTTACTGATTGGCAATGCAGAAGGTTGCATGAAAAAGCCCTATCAATGCCCTGCTGATGTTTTAACAGTCGGCATAGGCATAACCGATGCCGTTGAAAAAATTGACCGCAATAAAATTTACACCTTACAAGAAATTGCAGAATTATACGTAAAAGGCATTAAACAATCAGAAAAATGCGTTAATCAATACGCCAACGGGCAAACCATGCCACAAGGCGCATTTGATGCCTTAGTGTCCATCACCTTTAACGTAGGATGTGGCAAATTAAAAAATAGCTCACTTTTTAAAATGGCACGCAAAGGCTACAGCAAAACCATGTGCAGTCAGTTTGAACGTTGGATTTATGCTGCAGGAAAACCGCTAAAAGGATTAATTGAACGCCGTCAAAAGGAGAAAAACCTATGTTTAATTTCTTAACCGCAAAAGAACGAGGCATTTTACTTATCGGACCAATAGTGCTTGTACTCCTGATTATGTTTTTGGGATTTGAGGCTAATTATTGGCGAAAAGAAATGCTCAAAGAAGAACAGCTAAAACTGAAATGGCAAAACTCTTACATTGAGTTAAATCATAGCGTTCAAAATTTTGCCGAACAGCAAGCACAGCTTATCCAAGCTGTAAACAACCTCAAAGCAAACCAAAATCAACAAACACAGGATTTAAAAAATGTACTTAAATCAAACCAAGATTGGGCTGACCGCCCTTTGCCTGATGATGTTAAACGCGTGCTCAACTCAGCAGGAAGTCATTAAATCACCGATTCTTTGTCCGCAAACCACAGAGTGCAGTGCGTATTCGCCACAAATTCGCACCAATGGTGAATTAGCCGAAGCCTATTTACAGACACAACACCACCTTGATTTGTGCATTATCGAGAACTCAAGTTTAAAAAAATGCATGGATGAATTTAATAAAAAGGAACAGCCATGACAGATCAATTCGACCGAGCACAACAGCTCGAAGAAATGCAACGTGAAATCGCCCTCAAAAAACACCGCACTTTTAAAGCAGTAAGTCGCCTTTATTGTGAAGATTGTGATGCACCCATCCCCGAAAAGCGCAGACAAATGATTCAAGGCGTAACACGTTGCGTGACTTGCCAACAAAGATTTGAAATGCAACAACGGAATTTTCGAAAATGAAAAAACCAAACCAACTGCGCAAAATCCTTGAACAAAGTCACCCCGATTTTGTAAAAAATCCCGACCATCTACAACTTTATGTGGACGGTGGGCAAATCGTCGCAACGGGTGCCGCATCATTTAGTTTTGAATACCGTTACACACTCAATGTCGTGGTGACTGATTATGCAGGCGATATTGCCACCTTGATTGTGCCAATGATGGCTTATCTCCGCACAAATCAACCTGAAATATTAGAAAATCCACAAATTAGAGAGAATGCATTTAAATTCCAGGTTGATTACAACAATAACAACACCGCAGATATTAGCTTCGAAATCCAACTCACTGAACGTGTCGTGTCGAAAAAAAACGGGAATAACGTGCAGATCCATTACGCAAAAGAACCAGTATGGGATGAACCAAACCGAGTAAAAGTCTATTTGGAAAACTGGGAATCATTAATTTTTGAGGGTGATATCGTCTAATGGCTACAGTAGAAGAAGTTCAGGCAAAATTGACCGCACTTATTGCCAATCTTTCTCCACAGGCGCGCAGACAGCTTGGGCGAAAAATCGGGCAAGCCTTACGAAAAAGCCAATCGAACCGAATTGCACGCCAACAAAATCCAGATGGTTCTGCCTTTGAACCTAGAAAACCACGTAAAGAATTTGGAAAAAAGAAAGGACGAATCAAACGCAAAGCCATGTTCGCCAAACTTCGCACCGCCAGACATTTAAAAGTGCGGTCAAATGGTAACGAAGTTTCAGTGGGGTTTAATGGCTCAAGTGCCGCCATTGCTGCAGTGCATCAATACGGTTTAACAGCACGACCATCAAAAGAGAAGGATTTTAAAGTGAGATATGCCCAACGGGAACTATTGGGCATTTCAGAACAGGATTTATCAATGCTGAATGAATTGGTGATAGAACAAATTAGCAAAAGCTAATTACTTTAAATAAGAAGGTGGAACCACAGTATCATGGTGTGAAAGTTTACCGGCAAACAATACCAATAAAACCACATAAAGAGGCAAACAAATGATTGGCACAACAAACACTACAAACCATACCCAGCCCCAAAATGTTTCCGGTTTAAAAAGTTCATACATTGATACAGTAAAACTAGATAAAGCAGAAAAAACGACTGCAAAAAAATGACCAACTGGTGCGATAACATCAAACCAGATAAATGAAAAAGGATTAAATTGATAATGTAAACAGGTGGAAATAATCACAAGACTCCACATAGCAATGTTTAGCATGATCAACGTGCGAGATGTTCTTTTGTTTTTCATATCCGCTCCTTATTCTCTTTTCTTGATTATTAGCAATCATACGTTTATTTGTCAATAAAAATAAGGCGAAAAAATGAATAATTTACAAATTCAAATTATCCTAAATTCAGTAGATAAAGCAACCGCACCAATTAAGGCGATAGCAGGTAGAGCGGAAGCATTAGCTGAAAAAGTGAAACATGCTCAAAAAGCATTAAGCGGATTGGATAAAACTAAAAATTTAGCTGAAAAATTTAAAGCTCTGCGTAACGAAACGAATAGCTATGCCAAAGCACTAGATACTGCAAAAGCAAACAGCAAACAATTACAAAGTGCCGTGGATTCAAATACGGCTAAATTTAACAGCATTACAGGGAAACTAGGCAATGCGACACAACAACTCAATAAACACAAAGAAGAAGTCATACGCTTAAAATCGGTTTATAACAATATGTCTATTCCTCTTGCCAAAGGCATGGGGTTTAAAAGCTTTAATGATGCACGTTCCAGTATTGCCCGACAAATTGAAACACAAAAGAAGGCAATAAAAGATTCAAACGAACAGATTAAAAAGTTAAAGTCAGAACGCAAAGCTACCGAACAAGCCGTAAAAAGCACAACAAAAGCCCTTGATGGCGAGAAAGAAACAATTAACAAGATTAATAAAGAATATAAACCCCATGTAGAACAACTAAAAAAAATACAAGAACAACTACACAAAGCGGGATTTAGCACCAAGCACTTTGCGCAAAGTGAAAAACAACTATCGGCAGATATTGAAAAAGCAAATAATAAATTAGCAAAACATCAGCGTATGCTTGCTTTAGTTGAACGAGCACAAGCAAGATTTGCTCGTATTAAAGCTCCAATATCATCTGCATTAAATACTGGACGAAACATTGCAGGCGTAGGGGTACAAGCATCTATTGGCGGACAACAAATAATGCAACCGATCATATCAATGGGTCGAGGTGTCGTAGAAATGGCGCAAGTTGCTGGTAAATTTGAGCAATTTCAGTCTGTTTTAGAGGTAACAGAAGGCAGTTCAGAAAAAGCCAAGAAAAGTTTTGATTGGGTGAAAAAATTTGCTGTAGATACTCCAGCCAACCTTGATGAAGCAATGGAAGCCTTTGTGCGTTTGCGCGCTTACGGCATGGATCCTACAAACGGATTACTGCAAACATTAGGCGATACAGCTTCTGCAATGGGAAAACCAGTTATGCAAGCAGTAGAGGCAATTGCTGATGCCGTAACAGGTGAAAATGAACGCTTGAAAGAATTTGGGATTAAAGGTAGTGCAATAAAAGGAACAAAATTTATCGAATATACTTATACGGATAAAAATGGCAAACAACAATCTGCACGTGTAGATAAAAACAACCGAAAACAAATTGAAGAAACGCTCAAACGTATTTGGAATGAAAAATATTCTGGCGCAATGGAAAAACAATCAAAAACGCTTTTAGGTATTTGGGCAAAACTTGATGACGTATGGGCAAGTTTCCAAATGAAAATTATGGAAAATGGCGCATTTGATTGGATTAAAGATAAGCTGCAATTTCTTTTAAAGAAATTTGATGAACTTGAACAGAATGGTGAGTTAAAAAAATGGGCGAAAGATATTGGCACAGTTATCAATGAAGTGATTCAAGGATTGTGGGATTTTGGTCAAACCGTATTTGAAGCAGTCAAATGGTTAGCTCAATTTGCATCCCAAAACAAAGGTGCAATCGCTACAATAGTTAAGTTTACCGCCATAGCTGGTGTGGCATTGATGGCTCTTGCACCTTTGCTTTTCACCTTGTCTTTAGTTGCACCTGTGCTACAAGTATTGGGTTCAACGTTTTTATGGGTTGGGAAAGTTGCTATAACTGCCATTTTGGGTATAGGGAAAGCTATGTTAGCCAATCCAATTCTAGCTGTGATTGCCTTAATTATTGGTGCATTAGTGTATCTTTGGCAAAATTGGGATGAAGTGAAAGCAAAACTCATTGAGGGCTGGAACTGGTTAAGTGAACAAGCGGGGCAAATTTGGCAAAACATTGTTAATTCTGTTACAGAAAAATGGAACGTATTAAGTGCCAAAGTGGGAGAAATCACAAATTCAGTTGGGGAGTTTTTCCGTGAAAAATGGGAAGGCATTACCGATACAGCAAAAAACTTCGGTTCTAATATGATGAACAAACTAAAAGATGGCGTACTCGAAAGTTTTAAAAATGTACAACAAGCCATTAGCAGTACTGTGGATTGGATCAAAGAAAAACTCGGCTTTTCTAAAGATACAGAAAAACAAATTGAACAAACAAAACAAAATATTGCAAATGTCACAAACAATGCAGAAAACAACGTGCCAAATATTAACAAATGGTCAGGCGGCTATGCAGGAAATGGCGGTAAGTTTGAACCAAAAGGTATATTCCACGGTGGCGAATACGTGATGACCAAAGAGGCCACATCACGCCTTGGCATCAATACGCTCAACGCCCTTAATTACGGCAAACAAGCACTGATTGCGGGCGGTTTAGGTATCAGCGTTGCGACTGCAACACCTGTGCAAGTTGATACTCGCGCGCCAATTTCTGCTCGTCCAGTGGTGACGCAATCCAGCCAACCAATGAGCATCAATATCACCATCAATGCCGCACAAGGCATGGACGAACGAGCCATTGCACAGCAAGTGGCAAAAGAAATACAACGCATCGAAAACCAACGCCAAGCAAGAGCGCGTAGTTCCATGTGGGATAGAGCATAATAAAAGGGCGAAAGCCCTTTTTTGTTACCTATTATTCCACACTCTCCCCCACTCGCCACACCGCACAATATTGCCAACAATAAGGCATATTCTTTAACTGTTAATGCCTATGTCTGCCGAATTACAACGAAAACTAGACAACATTATCCGCTTTGGGGTAATCGCTGAAGTGAATTACGCCACCGCACGTGCTCGCGTAAAGAGCGGTGACATTCTGACAGAGTTTTTACCATTTATTACATTTCGAGCGGGTACAACCAAAACCTGGTCGCCCCCCACTGTGGGCGAACAATGTGTGATGCTATCGGTGAGTGGTGAATTTACCACTGCCTGCATATTAGTTGGGCTTTACACACAAAACAGCCCTAGCCATTCAGCCGACGAACACGTTATTGAATTTGCTGACGGTGCCAAAATTACCTACAACCAAGCAAGTGGCGCATTAGTTGTGACAGGTATCAAAACCGCCAGTATTACTGCCGCTAATCAAATTGATATTGACTGCCCCACTATCAATATCAAAGGCAATGTGAATATTGACGGATCTTTATCAACCACAGGCACTAGCACCACAAAAGGTAATATCAGTACGCAAGGCAGTGTGACCGCAAGCGGCGATATTAAAGGTGGCTCAATTAGTTTACAAAACCACGTTCACGTTGAACAAGGCGATGGCCAACGAACCTCTAATGCAAAGGCATAGTATGAATCGATACACTGGCGAAACATTAAAAAACGAAAGCGACCACATTAAACAATCCATTGCCGATATTTTGCTAACGCCTGTTGGCTCGCGCATTCAGCGGCGTGAATATGGCAGCTTAATCCCAATGCTAATAGACCGCCCAATTAGCCACACATTGTTATTACAACTGGCGGCTTGCGCTGTTACAGCGATTAATCGTTGGGAACCACGAGTACAAATCACACAATTTAAACCTGAATTGGTTGAAGGTGGCATTGTGGCAAGTTATGTCGCACGCGGGCAATATCAGCAACATATCAAAGAAAACCATCTTTTATTAGGTCATAAATCATGAACAATATTATTGACTTGAACAATTTGCCTGTACCAAAAGTTGTGCAAGAACTCAGTTATGAAACCTTACTTGCTCAACGAAAAGCTAAATTCCTGTCATTACAAGAAAATGATGATATGCGCCAACATTGGCAGGCTCGATTACAATTAGAAAGCGAACCTGTAGTGAAATTGCTAGAAGAAAATGCTTATTTAGAATTATTACTCAGAACGCATATTAATGAATCTGCTAAAGCCGTAATGCTTGCCTATGCGACAGGCTCAGATTTAGACCAATTAGGGGCATTATTTGGCATTAAGCGATTAATCATTCAAGCGGGAGATTTAAACGCTCATCCGCCTATTCCCACCCAATATGAAGATGATGAACGTTTTCGCACACGTATTCAAATGTCATTAGAAGGTTTAACTACGGCTGGTAGTCGTGCAAGCTATGAATTTCATGCGCTCTCTACCTCTGCAAAAATAAAAGACGTTGATGTAACAAGCCCAACTGCAGGCACGGTGAAAGTGGCCATATTATCTACGGAGGGGCAAGGAACAGCCGACAGTGATTTAATTAATGCGGTAAAAAAACAGCTGAATGCCGAGCATATTCGCCCGCTGACTGATACGGTATTGGTCGAAAGTGCGGTGATTTTACCTTATGAAATTCGAGCGACCCTCACACTTTATCCCTCAGTACTAGAAAGTGTTGTCATGGCAAATGTTAATCAAGCCATCACCCATTATACAAATAAGCAACACTTGCTTGGCATTGATATTACGCTTTCAGGTATTTATTCAGCTTTGCACCAAGAAGGCGTGCAGAACGTGAAACTGACACAACCGCTTGCAGATTTAATCGTACAACCTCACCAAGCAGCATATTGCACAAAAATTCAACTCAACGTAGGTGGCCGAGATGAATAGCTATCTCTTGCCCATCGGGTCGAGCAAGCTAGAAAAACAATTATCGAATACGTTTTCAGCCATTGCGGAAATTCCTGTGCCTATTCGCCTCTTATGGAATGCTGAAAATTGCCCTATAAACCTATTGCCATGGCTTGCTTGGTCGCTTTCCGTGGACGAATGGGATGACGAATGGAGCGAGGAAAGTAAACGACAAGCTATTTTAAATAGCATCCACATTCACAAGCACAAAGGGACAATTTCGGCGATTCGCCGTGTCATGAAATCGGTGGGTTATGGCGAAGTCGATATTATCGAAAACCAATCACTTAAAACATGGAATGGCGAACTAAATTTTGATGGATCAGAAACCTTTGAGCATGAAGAAATGCACTGGGCAGAATACAAAATTGTGCTATATCAGCCTATTACTATTGAAGAATCAAAACAAGTGCGGCGAATTTTAAATGAAAATACCCCTGCACGCTGTCATTTGGTTACATTCAATTTTACACGGGCAGGCCATCGATGGAATGGCGAGATCAATTTCGACGGAAACTTTACTTTTGGAGAAGTATAAATGGGAAAAATTACTGAGCAACAACAATGGGAAGAAGATATTTATCTCATTGAAAAACAAGATAAGGTGCTAGGCGGAGAGCTTGGCGTAATTAACATTCAAGCAAAACAGCTCGCCAATCGAACCAAATATTTAAAATACCAAGTGGACGGTATCAACCGAGAACGCACAGGCTACGCCCCAAAAGCTAGCCCTGCGTTCACAGGTGTCCCAACAGCCCCTACTGCCAACCCAAACACCAACAACACCCAAATTGCGACGACAGAATTTGTGAAAACCGAAATTGCCGCATTGGTGGGTTCTGCGCCTGCTGCGTTGGACACGCTAGAAGAATTGGCACGAGCATTAGCAGGTGATGCAAACTTAAAAGCGACGTTGCTCGCTGAAATCGGGAAAAAAGCCAACGCCACTGATTTTAATGCCTTACATGATTTATTTGTTGGTATCCCTATCCCTTATCCGCTCTCTACCGTCCCAACAGGTTGCTTAGCCATGAACGGACAACGGTTTGATACTCGTCGTTATCCAAAATTGGCACAGAAATATCCGTCAGGGCAATTACCAGACATGCGCGGTGAATTTATCCGTGGTTTGGATAATGGGCGGGGTGTAGATGGAAATAGGGCTTTATTAAGCGATCAAAAACCTAGCATTATGGCTATTGACAATGATATCGCCAATTTAGCTGCAACAGGTATCGTTATGTTAGATGATTCGACAGTTCAGCAAGCTGCACAACACGCTTCTGCCGATTTATTAAATAGAAATGATTACCCTAATGTTGGTTTTGTCTTGAATGCATTCAATGATACTGACACAAGAGATAAAGCAATCCAAGATAAATATACTGCGGCTTCAGGCGTTAGTAGAATTTTATCAACACCAAGCTTAGCAAGGGGATGGGGAGCATTTGGTGTACGCCCCCGCAACATAGCCTATCACTACATCTGCCTAGCCGAATAAGGAGTACAACATGACCGTAACATTTAATCAAGACGGCTTTGCCGAAACCAGCGGTGAAATCACCGTGTATTGCACTGACAACCAAGGTATTTACAGCCACAGCACCACCGAATTTGTCAGCGAAGGTGGCAGTCTTTCCGCAGGCAGTTATTTAGATGCACCTCCGCCAGCCAAACAAGGCTTTGTCATTGTGCGAGTAGATAACAGTTGGCAATACCAAGCTGACCATCGTGGCACCTATTACAGCAAGGAAACAGGCGAAAAAGTAGAACATGCCGAACTAGGTGAATTGTCTGATAATTTAACCGCACTTGCACCACTTGCTGAACCATGCAAATGGAACGGTACAGCATGGGTAAAAGATGAAGCGAAAATTGCTGATAATTTTACAACAACCCAAACTCGCCTTATCGCCAACATTGACGAGCACGCAGCCAAAATCTACAGCACCTGGACACGCTTTGAAAGCGAGTACCGCGAGCGACAAACGGCAGCAGAAGCCTTTAAATCCGCAAATTATGAAGGCGAATGCAGTCGTTATATCTCAGATTTTGCGCAACGTG